GATCTGTAGGAGATAATCCAGTAAGGTAGTCTGTTTTTCCAGTTTCGTCAATTATTTGTTTTTCAAACTCAGATATTAATTTATTATTACTTTCTATCTGATCTTTGACCCCGTCTATTTCTTCTGTTTTACTTTTAATCAACAAATCAGTTTTGCTTAAGTTCGTGATTTCAACTTCTCCGTTAACAAAAACAGCCTTTAGCCCTAATGATTCTGTAACCTCACGAATTGGGACATAAGTCACGCCATCTATAAGTGGCGCTTTGTTTAGTAATTGTTTTCCAAGAATATTAACCACTACTTCTTTTTTTATTTCTTTGCCTATCAAAGTAATTGCACCTCCATACGCTTGAGTTGCAGACATAATCACAGCGCCTACGATAAAACCTAGTATATATTTTCTCATAATATCCCTCACTTCGATACTTTTAGGGATATTATACCATAAAATGCTATGTTTGAGTGTGGGAATGATCTGATGCGGCTACCCAGAGTTCTAACCCTAATTCAACACCAGCGCTATCATAAGTCATGAGGTATCGACCCGGTGTGACACCATGGTTGTGACCCCCTGCTGAACCTGTCGATGCTCCTGATGTGGCTTTTGCATCCACTTCACTCTTGTATGCGATATCGTTCCACGATAAACCATTCGTGCTAATTTGCGGTCTATTACCTACGCCTAAAGCTCTAAAACCGCCAGCACCAGCGTCTAACATTCTCACCGATCCAGAACTGTCCATTATAACTACGCAGCCATGCGCAGTTATAAACTGCCCCGTTCGACTTGATCCATCCACCGTCGCTGTAGCGTACGTGTATACGCTTTGTGCCGCTCCTGCTGTATCCCGTCCTATTAACGCCTTCGCTCCTTCTGCCGGGGTCGTGCCTATCGTCAATCGTTCTATTCCACTAGAATCATAAGAATGAAATCCTGTTGAGTCTATAACAACCCGTTCTCCAGATGCAACGCTACTTAATATCATCTCTATTAGAGTTGCAATGCCACCTTTAGTCACCTTAAACTTAGGCGATCCGTCTTTCGCATCTCCTGCCCAGAATCGAATGTCATCGGCAGCGGTGTCCTCTGTAGACATCCCCACATCCCCATCTTTCGAGGCGAGTTGGTCAGGCGTTACTCGCCAACCTCCCACATCAAAGATGTTCTCGTAATCTAGTGTTTCCAGCGTGTACTTCAAGTCTCGTTGAAGCTTGATGAGATGATTCTGTAGCTGACCTACATAAGCACGCAACTCCTCCAGAGAAGCGTTCTGCACATTCATCTGAGGTAACTCTCCGAACTTAGGTGTTGACATGATCGTCCTCCTTATCGTTGTACGCGCTGGTATCTGAAATACCTTTGCATCTGCTGCAGTTCTGCAGGTCCCGTTCCACTGATCGTATAGCGGGTCCAATATGCCAATGGTACGGTATCTAGCGGAATGACGACATTCCGATTCTGTGTGTAGTCACTGGCTGTCGTTGGGTCGAAGTCCATACCTTCGAATGTTCCATTCCGATCCTGTGTAGAAACGCTTAGAGCTACCGTTGTGCCCGTCTCAAACAATCCCTGCAAATGTAGATCCAGATACGTCTTCTCAGCCTCCGGTAACCCTTCATCATATGGCTTGGTTGTGAGGCCCCAGCTGATAGCTGTTCCGTTGTTGGTTGTACCGTCGAATTCCTTGTAGGTTTGTCCTGCACTGTCACCTACGTAAACCACATTATTGAGCTGCACACCTTGCCTGTAGTTCTCACTAAGAGCTGGGATCCGCCACACTCCATAACGCGGATCGTAGACCAATCGGATATTCGGTTCTGTATTGTCGCCAGTTACTAGGCATAAATAGTAACGGATACCATCGGTGAATGCACAACACTTAGTTATGTGGGTTGTATTGATGCTATCTAGGTAAGAACGAATCTTCTGACTGATCGCAATGGGTTGCCCGCCTTGGAAAGCATAGACGTCATTCTGACCTAGCCAGAATAATGTATCTCCTACCTCGACTATCGTCTTGGAGCTGATGCAGCCAATATCGTTGGAGATGATGGCCAACTTCTGAGTAAAGAAGTTATTCCCATAATAAACACCCATAGCATTCTTCTTGAACACGGTAACCTGGTCTTTGAAATAAGTTAAGCCGGTAATGTCTCCACCATTAACCGTGAAGTCATCGGCTCCGGAGTTTTCTGCAGAAGTCCAGTCTGTCTCAGCGTTATTCGCACAAAAGTGAATCGTGCTACCTTCAGCAATGTAGACGCGGTTGATGCTGGATGTGATGTATTTTCCAAGTGGTGCATCGGCTGCGTTCAAATCGCTGAGCGTGGATCCGTCCCAGCTCTTAACCTCATCGGTACCATTGGTCATGATGAGTCTACCGTTGTAGTTGGTGTAATCCCAATCCGCATCAGCGAACGTACCCGCTATGGCCGTCCAGATTACTCCGCTTGAGTTATACTGCAAAGCCGTACCCACAGCTCGTACCAGGTGTGTATTCCCGAAGTGGGCTAATAGATTAGTTTGTGCAGCTCCGGAAGTACCATAGGCTGTTCTACCTTTTTTCACCTTACGAGCTGGAAAGCTGTCCGTATCGAAGCCGTACTCATCGGTTGTCTCACCATCGCCGATATCAAAAAGAGAAGTGCCGGTATTGACACCTCCCTCGAATGTGGTTTCGCTTCGTTTCTTTTTGTTATTGCCCTCTTGGTAGAATGCCAATGTCCTCACCTCACTGCGGGATGTAGTCCTGTATGCTTCTTCCGTCATATCTCCTGCCGCGTCTATTTCTAGTTGGCATGACATCTTTAACTCGCGGGTACTCTGGATAAACCTTTGCATACCTGGTCTTATATTTTACAAGCAGCTCCTTAAAATCAGCCTCGAAGTTGTTCTTATCGGTTACTTCACCGCGTTCGCGAGCTACTTTCGTTTTAGCGCCTAGCTCAATTAGTTCGTGGAAGTTCTCGTCTAGATCCGGACTGAGTAATAATCCTGCTACCGATGAGCTGAGCGCTGCTGGCTTTTTGTTATAGATGATATACACATTCTTGCCTGCAGTCGTAGCTGTAGGCAGTGGATTAATGAACAGGTTCTCATTGCCCTGGACGCTGTAAAACTTAGACTGAGCGGAGAGCTGCTGATTCGATTCTATGGATATGAAGTCTAGTGTGTCATATTTCCCGCTACCAACCGCTGTTTCAATAGTTACCTGCTTCACACCCATCGGATCACAATCAGACGGTAACGCGTAGAAGGCGTAATCCTCAACGGTAATAAACGTATATGGCTCGGCTTCGGGCGGTATATCCTGGTAGATCTGCTTCTGGACTGTATCCATCCTGCCGACAATAACGGCATCTGAGTAGGGGTTGCGATACGGTTTAACTGCATTAAGGATCTCCTGAACGGTTGACATGTCGATCACTCCTTTCAAGCATAATAAAAAGCCCTGATTGCTCAGAGCTTGCTGCACAGTTTGATCCTTCTAAAAAAATAAAAAACGCTAATCGTTTAGCGTTTCAAGGAATCTTTGTCTATATTCTTCAATATCATTTTCTAGATCCTCGAAGTCGCACTCATTAACATCCCCTTCTTGAATTACACACCCTTGAGCCATCTTCCAATTCAGTAACACTTCTTCAAATATTAATGTTAATTTCTGTTTATTCAATACAAGCACCCTCTTAATTGTTATAATTATCTCAAATCTAAAAGGAGGTTCTGAATTTGGAATGGTTAGAAGACTCTAGAGCCTGTTTAGCCGTAGCTGAAACAATGCTTGTTGAGATAGAAGGTATGATACAACAGTCAATCCGAGATGAGAGTGTAACTCCTTACATAAAAGTTAAAATCAAAAATTGTTTGGAGAATTGTCGCTCACCTCTAGATTATGTTGCCAACTACGTTTTTGATCACTATTGTATCATGGAATACACAGCAAAAGAGTTAAAAAAATTTAAAGTGTATTATCCTATTTCCCCCTCGGAACATATTTTTAATATAGCCATTAAAGAAAAGTATAAGTCACTTACAACAAAAAGATCTGATATAGTTAAGGTGTTTGAAGATTCTCAGTCTTTTAAAGGTGACATATGGCTTAAGCACCTCCCGAAACTAATAAATGAAAATAAACATAGAAATCTAACTCAACAATCCAAAGAACAAACAACCACTATTCATAGTGGACAAATTGGTGGAATGACATTTAATAATGTCTCCATGATCAATGTCAAAACGCCCTTTATGATAGGCAACATGCCAATTAATTTTATTGATCCTAGCCCTTATGATCATTTATTTGATGCATCAGTTAAGCTTGAATATTATTTCCAAGACATAGGATTGTCGGTGATACCTACATTGAAAGCAATACATCATGGAGCGACAATAGTAATAAATGAAATGGAGAGAATCATTTAGGAGGGGCTTTCGCCCCTTAATAACTATTTATTCCTTACTGCGCAATATGATCCAAGTGTGAAACTAGTCTTCTAGAGAATATAAATACTTAAATGCCCCAATTAAACAACCGTACCGCTCCCATTTACCCAGTTTGCGCCATTCCAATCAATTCGATATCCTAATGTTGTGTCGAACATCGAAAACCCCGTGGGCACTCCCGTTGGTCTATTTGCGGTGGTGTAGGAATGTATGCATTGTATAGGGAACCATCCCGTGTTTACTCCGTTGCTCCTCTCTTTAAGGTAAGTTACTAGACCTCTGCTGCCTCCTGAAGCTGAGTAAATGGAACCTATATTGGCAACTAACACTCCTTCGGGTGATGAAGTTCCCGCTCTCCATACCATATCCTTGCTTGTTATTTTTGAAATACTTCCGTTTTCGTCTATTTCAAACATGACATTTCCGGCCGAATCTTTCCATTGTGCTAGTTTCCCTGTTTGACCAGGGTAGGCTGTTATAGTTAATGGTATATTTGTTGTGCTTCTTGATCTAAAATTTGATTCCCATATTACGTTAGGGTAGGGAACGCTTGTTGATTTTGTGTTTCCAAGAAACGTATGAAAACCAAATCCCGTTCCTGAGTTGTCTGTTACCGTATCTAAGTTCATACAACCTACAATGGTGTAGTTGTTACTCAGTGCTCCAAACAAGATATCTAGCGTGTTCAGTTCAAGTCGAACACCCATAAAAGATATCATTTTTGAACCACCCTGAGCGTTTATGGCGGTTTGACAACGTTCGATATTCCCTCCACTGATTAATGAACCGTTTCCGTTTCCGCTAAAGATATCATATCCGATGCTGCCATTAGCGGCATACGTGGTTACGTCCCCTAGTGTCTGACAGTTGAAGAAGTTTTGTGTTGTAGCGACTACACTACCACTTGAATAAATTTTAAATCCTGTTTGTAGATGATTTAACTGCACGTTAACCAACGTATTGAAGAAACAGGACGCTTCCGAACCGTCAAACACTACCCCAACATTTGTACGAACTGCGTTTAAAGGGCCTTCAATATACAGGTTTTCTAGGTATGCTCCTGCGGTGCCTTGAAGTAAAATACCATCTCCATCCACATGTGTTAGTAAAATGGTTAACTCTTGAATGCCTACTCCATAGGTTAAAGATGCAGTTGTTCCTCCGCAAGAAATCGCTGCGCCTGTTCCCGAGTAGGTCAACACAACCCCGCGCTTATTCGCACTGAGGAGCCTAACATTTGCTGGAACTGTTATACCTATTGTTCCGAGATTGTAAGTTCCATCTGGAAACCATACAGTTCCAGAACCTGCTGCCTCTGCCGCATTAATGGCTGATTGTATATTCGCAGCATCAACAGTTACCCCGTCACCAACAGCATTATATCCTGTTACAACATTAAACATGCCTGTCACAGTTTCTGCCTTAAGCGCAGCAAGCGAAGACAGATCTAACGTTGTCGTTCCCGTGAAGGTAACACCATCACCGATAAATGTAATACCGCTTGTACTTGTCAGTACGCCGTATAGAAATGTACCTGGCGAGACATAGATTTCAGATTTGCCGGCACCTACCGTGTAGTCTACGGCAGATTGCATAGTTGTGGTATTCACTGTGGCGTTATCCCCAACAGCCCCCCACCACTCCAATTGTAAGTTGTTGGATTTAATTTCACCGGCAATCGTTCCGCTTCCAGAGAATATTTGTTGTGCGCCAGCTTCAATAGACCCATTGATGGTGACCGTGACTCCGGCAGCGGGTTTAAGTGTACCACCTTTGAAAAACATCAATGTAATGTTAGTCGGGATCGTAATGTTCGTACCGATTACATAATCCCCGTCATATATCCCTATCGTTGCTTCTTCACTGTTAATCGTCGTATTAATCAGCGCATACAGTTTTGTGTAGTCATCTGTCGTACCGTCGCCTTTTAAATTATACACTTTTGCGGCATAAATAAGTCTGCCCCAGTTCTGAACGTTGGTCTGGGCATTCGTTATATTCTGAGCCATCAATTCGCTTACCGTTGTCATAGTCTCACCACCTTATAGAATCGTTTGAGCAGCTGCAGAATAAGTAATCGAGTCAGCATCAGCAGCAGTTGCTATAACCCGCCAATCTATCGGTAGCACATCACTGGCAACTGCATTAGCCGCTGCTGTGAGTCCTGGATAGACCGTTAATACGGTTGTTCCGATACCTGTGATAGCTGCGCTGACCAGTAACGTGTAATACTTACCGCTAACAGGATCCTTACCTTGAATCGTAAATACCACACTAGGAGTAGCTGTTACAGCTGTTACATCAATGACGAGTTTCAGCCCTCGGCCTTCCATGTTCTCAAAGTCTGCGCTATTCGCACTGGCTGTACGTGCTTCACTTGCAAACACCGTAATTCGTTCGTTATGATAAGCCCCCAATCTGAACACCGTCCTTTCTGAATAGGAAAAAGGAGCCCCGAAGGACTCCTGCATATTTAGTTAGTGCTATTACCTTGAAATCAATAGTGTGACCATCATCGGCATAACCGGTGCACCAGCGCCATCAGAAACAATCTCGATGACTTGTCCAGCCGTTACCGCATTGGCGGCGGTAGGTACTGAGCTAGATGCATCACCTGCAGCTTGGGTAACCGCGATCTCCCAAGCAGGAGCAGTCACAAGTACGCCTGCGATCTCAGCGGTTAGAACCGTTTTCGTCGTTGTATTGGCAACATAGTTCGTTGCATACATGCCAATGATATTACCTGCGTGCGGAGCAACCACAAAGATGGATCCGGCCGTATTGGCATCAGCCATGTACACTGTAATTGCATATGCATTCAGCTCAGCAGCCGTAGCTGTAACCTGAGTACCGCCTTGATAGATGTTGCCATCGGTATCAATGACGGTACGGGTCGTACCCTCTGCAGTCGGGCTAGACTTCATTTGTAGATTATCTACCAGTTTCATCTATACCGCCTCCTTACGCGCCTGTAGATCCGACGAGTCCAAGACGTGAGACATAACCGTAGGAGAAACGAGCGTAACCGTAGTAGAACCAGTCAACCGTCTTCTGGATCTTCTCCTTATCGAAGGACACTTTATCTCTCCAGCCCAACGAAATGTTCTGAAACAACGGATTCGTATCGCGCAATACCCAAGTATCGCCTTCAATGTAATCCATGCAGATCGGCTTCAAGCCCTCAATCACGTTCTTGGTGTTCGATTGCTCGAACGCCTGGCTCTGGGAAGCTGTGATTTCCTTGCTTGTCCACTCGACATCCGGCCCTGGGTTCCGCTGTTTCGCCTTGGCCGCGATCTTGAGGTTGGCATTGTTTACCTGACGACGCATAAGAGTCATGCCGTCTTTCAAGTTTGCCGGAGTTAAAGCACCGGTAATCAAGTTGTCGCCCAGCTCGTTTGAATCATACAATGGGTGGCTGTTTGAGAACATCGCTACACCATCGTAACCCACGTTCGAGAAACCATCATTGACGATATCCGCAATGAGTGTCTCAATGCGTGCCTGAAGACCATAAGCTAGTCCACTAGCGGATTTGCCTTTAGCACCCATACCGCTGAATACATCGTACTGATCATCGCGAACAAGTTCCCAGGTCACGTCGTACCCGTTGTCAAAACGTTCAGCTGTCAGTGTAGCCGTGTCTCCTTCACTGATTTCAGACTCGTTGATGGTATTACCCTCAGTGTTGCTATCCCACATCTGGAAGTCACCCACGTGCGGGAAGGTATCTTCCGATTTGGTCATGTCATAGACAGTGGTGATCATTGGGTATTGCTTCTCCAACTCTCTCCACGTCTTGAAAAACACTTTCTTGTGATAGGGAATTAATAGTTCCCCGAAGTTAGCTCTTGTCATTTTCATGGTTGACTATTCACCCTTTCTTAAACCGCGAATACGCGATTCGTTAGTATTACGTCGGCATATTTGCCTACGGTGTCTATGTTCCCGACCACTTGGATGAATCCGCCTGTAGTATCGTCTGAGTCGAATGCGTAGGCTGCGGTACCCATGTCGTACTTGTTTCCAACGGCCACCGTCCCTGTGCCGATATACAACATCCGATAAATCGAGTTCGGATTGATATCAACTGCAATCTTGTCATCTGCTGTTGCCGTTACGGTTACAATGTCAGTGTTGGCAATACCGAGTACGGTGCCTGCAGCTGGTGCATCAGCACAGATACTAGCTTTATTACTGGACAAGATTACTATGTCCCCGTTATTAATGGTTTGGTTGTCGTTGACAGCGAACTCTCGATAGATCGCATCCGAACCATCAAGAGAGCCCCTGCGTACAATACGTTTAGTCATGCTGGCCCCAATCCTTTCATGTTGCTGTTATTTTAGATACTTGGCATACTCTTCAACGGACTTGAAATGCCCCTTCTTTACACCGTACTGAGCCGCAGCTAACTGATCAGGAGTCAGATTCAGCTTCTTAGCTGAAGATGGATTGCTGTTTGAAGTCGTTGAACCGGTATCGACTTTCTTCGCCTGGCGTTTATCCTTATTGGACTTTACGCGGGAAGTGATCTCCGTCTCGCGATCCTTCAAACGCTGTTCACCGAACAAGGAGAAATAAGCCTGCTTGAGGGTGATTCCTGCCTTCTCAGCTAACTCTTCCACTTCTTCACGGGCATTCTCTATGCCGGAGAATACGGGATCCTTCGCAAGCGTATTGAATTCTCCGTCGTACTTGAGCTTCCGAAGGTCCTGCTCCAGCTTTTCTGTACGACGGGTATCGTCGATACGTCGCTGTGCTTCCTCCGGTGTAATCTTCTCGGTTCTGACTAGCTCTGAGGCTTCAGCAGCATCAAGACGCTTCTGCAGTTCTTCCAATGTCTTAGCTCCGGACATCTTCAGTAGCTTCTTAGCAAGCTGATCTGCTTGTTCAGTCGACTTCAGCTTGGCTTGCCACTTCTTACGCTCAGCGATTACAGCAGCAGCCGTAGGGTTTTTACCTTTATCGCCTTTGTCATCATCCAGATCAGTGTCGAGATCTTCGTCATCGGTGTCCTGATCGTCCTGTTCATCGTCTTGATCCTCTTCCAAATCCGCATCGTCGTCTGAATCGTCGAACTCGATTTCTCGGGTATCCTCCGTATCTATCTCGATCTCCTCATCAGCTTCGATGTCATCTACGTCTACAAGGTCGGCATCATCTAAGCCATCAGGCCCAACGGCAAACAGTTGAAGATCCATAGGGAATCGGAATAAAGGTTTAATCATGGTGTTATCAGTCATGGTGTTGTCCTCCTCGCCCTTTACGCGGGGCACTCGATATGCTATTTTTCGCGTGAATAGATAACACGGATGATTTGGGCGGCCTTGTCTGGCCGAAGCGTGGATCTAAGCTTCCACGAGAGCAATAGAAAAGAGCCGCGGATAGCGGCTCCTAATAACTAAAATTTTAATATTCCGTACATAAGCCACATTCCAAAGAAGAATATAAGCAAGTACTGAAGCAGTTGATGATATTGATTTCTCATTAGCTATTCGTACGATAAATCAACTCATCGACCAATCGCTCAATACGAGTTGAGGTGCTGAATGCGTCTTGAGCAAGAAATCTTACGCTCATCTCTTGAGGAGACTTCGCACAATCTGAATCAGTAGGATACGCTCCGTACAGACTTGCTTCAAGTCGGAATAGTTTGGATTCGATGTCGTGCAACCTCTCGGCAGTGATACCGACAGTCTCCATTAACGATCGTTCTCCTAAACATTCTACAGCTTCGCATTGATCTTCTTGATAATTGCTCGTTTTCGTATTGCGCGGGTCTGCTCCTTGCGCTCTACCGATATTCATTCTGTAACATCTCCTCTAGTTGTTGGTATTAAAAGAGCACCCTGATTTCGGATGCCTATTCGTTCCTAGCTACCGAAGCATTCGCCCAAAAACCTACTTCTTCAATTTGTTTGGTCATGGCGAGGGACTTCTCCCGACTGTTCGGACATTGCTCATCGATCAAGTAAGCAAGCTCCTTCGCCTTCTCACGGATCGCTGAATACTTCTCAGGTTGTCCAGGCTTCGGAGCGTGATACTTGAAGTTGTTCTCGATTACTGGATTCATTCAAGGTCACTCTCCTCAGCAGCTACCTCGGCTAGTACCTTACGACACAAATCGCGGAGCTTCTTCTCGCCTGCCTGTGTATGGTACTTAACCTCTCGTTGCGTTAGCCAATCCTGAAGTGCGGGTTTGTCCATATCATCAAATGCGTCAGTGGACTCCTGCTCTTCTTCCTCCACCGGTTCAGTGCCAGAAAGAGTAACAACTCGCCACGACTGCCCTGTACTCTTGATCCATAGATCATATGCCGTACCACAATCAGGACACGCTATGTCAGGGCAAATCCGATCAACATTACCTCCGTAAAACCCTTTAGGTACGCGGTTTAATGGTGGTTTAATGTTTCTGGTCACGAACTCGTAACCACACTTACATAATCTTGTTTTCAGGTTCACCTTCATGATGTTTATCCTCCTTGTTGTCTAATTCGTTCTAATCCTATTAGCGCATGTGTCGTAGCTTCGATAGCGGATTCCATAGCCCACACTTCGGGACCACCGGTGCTACGGTCTAGGTGAGCGGTCGGTAATCCCCACACAATGTGAAGCATCTCGTGTACCAGACTCCATTCCATGTCTAGCGGAAGCGGTACTGCTGGATCCCAATCTGCTGGTTCAGCTATTTTTATCAGTGCTTGCCGTAAACTCGGTTTCTGTTCGCATTGAGCATCACATTCTCCAATATCCCGACTACGACACATCTGCACTACGATTCGCCAATCCTGTAAGCGAAGGAGTTTCTGCCAGTAAATCACTCTTTCTTCAAGTTGCTCTAAAGTCAATATAATTTCAACGGGACTAAACATAAATCATGACCTCCACAACTGCTGCTGTTTGTACTCCTTCATCAGCACAGTAGCTCGTCCTGTCCATCCACAGTTAGGACAACGACAGATACGATTCTCCGACCACCCTTTATGCCGGAGTGCGATCTTCTCGCACTTTGGACACACTGGATGTTCATTATGCGATCGTTGCTCATTGCCGATCCACGGATGGCTCTTAGCGTGCTTCTGCCACTCACCTACGCCAATTCGATTCGTTAGCATCACATACCGCCTCCTGGCATCATCGGGTTACCTCCTGCAGTTAATCCTGCTATCGCTGGATTCTGCATCGGAGGTTGGGCACCTGGCATCATCGGAGCTGGCTGTTGAGGCATCTCAGGCTGCTCGGTAATCGGAAGACCGATATACTCACGCTTCAGCTTCCTACGTTCTTGAGGCAGGATATCTGGATCGTCTTTAATCATTTGATAAATAAACGCTTTATTGCTAGGTAATCCAGCACCAACCTTGACCTTGATATTCAGCGCAATCTTCTGCGTCAAGCCTTCAGGATGCGGCATCCATTCAGGAGCTTGCTTGGCTTCTGGAAACTCTCGTTTAAACTGACCTCGGTAAATATCGTTTGTAGGGATCAGCTTCGGTACATTCAACATCGATGATGGATTCAAAACCATGAAGCTGTCATCGTCTTGTTCGGTAATAGCGAATACCTCTTCCTCGGTGTAATTCTCCATCATGAGAATGAGACAATATTCGAATAGCTCTCCAAGGGTTTCCTCGAAAAGCATCTTGTCGTGAGTAATCCCTTGAGTACCTGCTTGCTGCAGCCCAAGAGCTTCGGTAGCAGTATCCACACCCGCTTGCTTAACCCCGTTCATCTGATCTGACCACCGGCTAACCAGTGGCCGCTCGTATTGCAAAGCCTTATCCCTATGCTGGATGATGTACTGTGGCATCTCAGCAGGATTCAGAAATTTAAGTCCACCTTCATAGCTCGAAGGGATGATCAATCCTGGACTATTATCAACTTTATCTGGATCGATACTGGAGCCTACGTCTAGGATCCGTTGCGGGTTACCCGTCAACCTAGCATTGACCATGATCTGATCATCCAGATCATCAATCTTGTCCTGCACAGGAATGAGTAGATCCGCTGTAGCCTTTGGCCATACGCTTCCTTCACGGTACATATCTGGTGTTGCGAAGTACGGATAGCGTTGATCGTTCTCACATATCATCACATCATCAGCTAAGGTATCACGGAATATCACACCACACGCTGACATCTCAATCAGGCGTAATACTTTCCTCTCTTCAACCTCCGGCTCCTCAGGATCAAGTAGATCACCTTCAAGATTGCCATCGGTCTCAACCTCCGGCTTATCCTTCACCCAAGCATGTGTCCAGACCAACATATGCAAATAGTGATCTCTGGCTATCTCGCCAGGGTTTGTTTCGAATTCATCGTACATGTCTTCGTATTCCATAGGTGTATAACCTGGCTCAATTGCGTCTGCCAGCTTATCCCCATACTTCTCTGCAGCTGATTCAATACTACGGTTAATAAGTTCAATGAAAAATCTGCCTTCTTGATATTTATAAATATCCTTAACCACTGGATCAGGACGTAGATAGGCAGGATGAACAGGTTGAATGTCTGGTAGCCCTAGTCCATCGAGCAGATCGGGATTGAACAGCACCCGGAAGTAACCTACGCCGAACTTCTTACGGCGGCGTTCATGTACATCGATCTTACGGATCATCTTATTCTGATCCTTACACCACTCCATCAGATTGACAGCTTTATTCCGGAATGGTAGGTCAGATGGTCCACGTGGTTTAGCCTCGATAGCAATGTTCTGTTCAACCAGATAGCCCACTTGTCCCTCGATCGTACTGTTCACGATGTTGGTGTTACTGGCAGGATCGTTGTCGGACTCTGCTGGGTTAGCGTCACCCTCCCAATACAGCTCGGCAGTCTCCATTCGTTCGAATACACCACGGTCATCCATATCCTGATAAGAATCTCGATACCAGGTCTGGATCTTCGTTGCTAGCTTCTGCTGCTCTTCGCTCATCAGCTGCATACGCATCTTGGAAGGTGATGATTCCTCGTCGAAAGTGTCATTGATGTCTCTCATGTTGTCTCACCTCACTTCTTTTCAACCTGTTCGACCGTTGGTCCTACTCCTGGCTTTACTGCACCATACAAACCCTGTCCTGTTTTATATCGATCATAGATAGTTGATGTCGTTCTCCCTGGGTTACGGAAGCTTGGACGAGTGCGCTTTACGATAATCTCATTGCTCTCCTCTGGATCTGGAGGACGGCTACGTCGTGTAACTGGACGCATGGACCATCTACCTATAACCATTCCAAGCAGCAGAGCAACAATCACGATTAGAATCCAATCTTGTATGATCATGATTTCTTCGCCTCCTGCTCCGGAGTCTTGGCATATGTAGCTATGAATCCGCAGGAAATACACCTATACTGGTACATACGAAGCGGACGACCGTCTCCACACTTAAAGTGGCCACAGTCATTCTTCGCTTTAACAGTGTCTGTGCTGGAACATGCTAAACATTTATCCATTGAAGTTCACTCCTTTTATGCAAATGGTATGCAGTATTTGTTTACATAATGGTTGTTTGCGGACGTTGAACGAACGAATAAACCCTTATGTATCAAGGGTTTTCGGCATTTCCGATATTTATCATTTATACATTGTTTATTCATGATCGCTGAAACACCGCATGGTTGAGCGATTCTTGGTATTTTAAGAGAATGTAACCTTATCTATTTATGCAATCGTTTATACATCACTTAGCTCTACGGATTTCATACTTATCAAACCCTTGCTCCTTACGTTCAGTAGGTGTATAGAACCCACCCTTATCGATTGGCTTGAGTTTCGGTTTAAGCGGTTTGAACATTAAGCCGTACCGCCATGAATCGTAAGCGTGATCCTCTCCATCGCTATCAACATCCTCGGGCCGCGCTTGATCCATCGGAAGCTCAGGTAATGTACGAATCAAATGTACGCAATTACTGAACACGTATACCTTTGGCTTACCTTCCTCATCGAAACGTAATCGGTTATGGATTTCCATCTTACCGTTCAGCCGATCATTTGTAGCTCGAGTCCAATTAACACCTGCACTGACAAACTGTTGAGCGATAGACGGCTTACCATCGATCTTAGCCCATATGCTCGGATCCGCAACACCTGTGCTTATTCGGTCGCCCTTCTCCAGACGTTTTACTTCTTCTCCTACTTGCTCAGGCGTCCATTTAATACCAACGTTAAACTGTTCAGGTTCCATACCATACGATTCTCTGTAGGTGTAAATAACCCCATCCCAATCCATCGTGAACCAGTACACGGCATATGGTTTTGCATAGCCCCAGTCAAGCGATCTCCAGCGTGGCCAACCAGATGGGATCTCGAAGGGCTTAATGACGTGTGTCCAAGTATGATCCTCATTAGGACTGTTCCGCCATTCGTCAAATGCTTGCCCCTCGACAATATCCCAATCCCCGTTGAGGAAAGCTTTCTTCCTTGCTGGCGATAGGTTTTCCAACCGCTTAACATAGCCAGGGTCATTTGCCATTAAGACGTGATTGTCATAGACCGTTGCTGGAATAAACTTAATCGCATTCTCAGTAATGGAATCAACGTAGCTGCGTTCTCCGCGATTAGTTGGATCAATGTACCTTCGCTTCACCCAACCGTGCCCGATCCCTCCAGGGTTACATGTAGCTCTAAACCTAGCAGGGTATCCTTTTGGTGATCGTACACAGGATAACAGCTCTTGAATCGACTTCTCCGTGTGCTTCGTTAACTCATCCACACCAATGAAGTCGATACTTCTACCCTGATACCCTTCTGCATCCTTCTCATTGCGGATATATCGAAAAAACACCCGCGTGCCGTTGTACATGGTCGCTAAGTGTTTGGATTCGTTATAGCTGTAACAGTGACTAGGGATCTTACTTTTCCATTCGTTTATCAGGTTAGCTTCTAGATCGTCATAGGTTTCCCTGAAGAGGTATACTTCTGCACCTGGATACTCGGATCCGTAAGCAGCTGCCTCGATAACTAAAGCGCATGACTTCCCTCCACCTTTCGCTCCACCGTAAACCACTTCATCCTCACCGGCTTCATGGAATCGACACTGCTTAGCGTTAGGCTCATACGGGACCTCGATCCGGTTCGGGATTATCTCATCGACCGTCTCTATCGTCATGACTTATTCTCCTTCGGTGGACGTGGAATGTTAAACACCACTTGGAGTGGAACTCCTTCAGCTCCGGTGAGCTCAACCTTCTCCTTGAACATATCTAAGTGTCGAGCTACATTCTCCAGAGCCTTCTCCTGACTCTGCATCTTGATTTCGAATCCACCTTGTGTCTGCTTAACGCCAGCATAAAGCATCTTTGCCTGCGGACTTAGATCGCGTGTATCGGTAGCACGAATCTGTCCATGCCCTTCACCGTGGCATTTTGGGCATTTCGGATGTGGTCGAATGGTTTCATCAAATCCATAGCCGCCTACGTTCGATGGGATAGGTGGTCGTTTCTTCTTATCCATCAACTTGATTGTTGTCACAGTATTCGTATATTCCGTCTCATCGATCCACTGATAAGCGTGATTGACACCGAAGCAATAGCGGCAACATACTAGCCGGTGGTATATCAACTCGTTCGGATCAGCATTGGCTATAGCCCACCAGCGTTGAAGAACCATATCCTGAGTGATCTCGGTTCGTTTCTCGCGAGCCTTCATACGTTCTTGAATATAGGCTTGAATACGAGGATCCTTCAGCAGCTTACTTGCATTAACCTCTGCTCCATTTCCTCTAGCTTTATATCCGGCTCGGATATATGCAGCTACAGCAACCAGATCCACCAGGTATTCATCGGCAAATCGTATCTGTAACGCTGTTAGCTTCTTAGCCTGTGTCATACATATCGCCTCACTCCTCATAATCAGATCATGTGATTTAGATCAATTCGATCGTTGTTACGAGCTGCCCAACCTATTGCACGCGGTAGATCCATGCTTGTACGACCATAACAGGTCACCAGCTTCATCGTGTGTCTGGTATCTTGTTTCTGGATCCACCAAACCTCTTCGATCTGAATAAAGCCGTGACCGCGCACCTTGAATCTACCAGCGGTAACATGATCCTGGCATTGTCTCTCGAGTTCCAATGGGTTGATAGTCTCGACACGATCCAGGTACTGCTTATAAGCATGATGGCTCAATTGTACAATTACATCTCTCATAACCCTCTCTCCCTAGTGGTGTAGCTCTGTATAAATCGTTGCATAAACGTTATCTCTGTTTCGGTTCGAGCTTTAGGTATGAACACAATAAAACCTTACCGCAGTAAGTCTCACAGTGATTCATGTATAAACGGTGTATAATCGCATAAATTAACAAAACCCGAAACACCTTGATACATAAGGATTGTTGTCGACTGGTTACGTCCTGTAAGATCTATTATGTAAACAGTTGACTGCATACCCATGTATAAACTGAACGAAAAAGAAAAGCAAAGCCACCAATGAAGGTGACTCAAGGAATTGAATTTATACACTTTTACGGCAAATCTATTATTTATACGTTATTGTGGAAAAACGCAAAAAAGCACCCCCGAAGGAGTGCGATATCTGAAATTTGCAGACTCAAAGCAGGTAGCTTGCACGACATTTGCACGACAAGAACGCTCAAATCCTTTGCTGTACCTTGATTCTAGCTCGTTCCACGAATTTCTGAACAGATGTTCGTGACACGTCTAGTTTAAACGCTATATCTGCATACGTCAAGCCTTTTGTCACATGAAGCAGAAAACAAGCTCTTTCTCGATTCGATAGACTTACTAGGATATCAATGATCTTGTGCCTATCCTCATTTGTTAGCTCAGCCACGTTAGGCACGATGCTCGGAAACATCGACGCCAGCTCCGTCCGTTGATAGACTCCACGCTGATCGACTCCGCGCCTACTCCATGGACTGCGACCTCGACGGATCCACTCTAAGGCGAAGTGCATGTCCGAAATCATCTCACCGACCATATCTGATTCCTCTGCCTGGTGA